GCGAACCAAAACGCCTAATTTTTTTGGTGTCATGGAGACATCGCCAACTTTTGTTTGCGATTCCGCATATGTATCTTCTTCGCCAATCCAATATGCGACCGTGCCGCCTTGGAACTTGGGAACCTTGACCGTGCCACCAGTGAGTCCGTCAAGGACGCTGGCGCGAGTTTGTCCTTCGCCACCTTGGTTGATAACCACACTGTTGGCGTAGATCGCACTGATCACATCAGGGATGACTTGATCGGGTACGAAGTAACCACCAGCAGAATCAACATTCGTTGCCTGAGCCTTCGTGCGGACGGTGTTGAACACCTCTCGCTCAAAGCCAGCCTTCTCCCAGTTGTTCGTGCGGATTGCTGTCATCGCGCGAATCAACGAGAACTGGTCTGCCTCATCATCAAGACCTGCAATGTAAGTCGGTGAGTTCTTCTGACCTTCCTTGAAGGTTTCAAAGTTCTCGCGGAACTTGTCAAACTCATCGCTTACCTCTTTGACATTGACATCTTCAATGCCAGAGGCTTTGATTGCGCTGCCCAAAGACTGAACGGTATCCGCCAGTTCTTCATTAGACTTGTTCAGGTTCTCGACGTTCTCAAGAAGACGGCGAGCAACTTCACGCTCTGTATTGTCGGGGGTCGCGTTTGCGTCCATGCTCATTAGAAACTCCTCGCGGTTCTGCGAAAATCAAGTGTTCCTGCCGATGGGTCCATCCATCATCTTCAGGCATTGTTCAAGTGCTGAGGATAGTACAGTAGATTCCTTACTTTCTTCAACAGGGAAATCCACATTATTTTTTGATTCGACTACTTCTCTGAGATCCGAAGTGATATCAATCAAGGTGTCAATACGCTCGATCAGCCGATCTTGTCGTGTAATCGAAGCAGCCATCAACTGCATTACTACCTCCGAATTGTCCGCCACATTGCTACCCATCGACTCCTCTACTGGTTCGTCTTGGGACTCTTCTTGATCAGGGATTTCAATCGTCACTGCCGTCTGGCCGCCGAATGACTCATCTTCCAAAACCGGCTTTTCGATGTCGCTATGCCCACTAATTCGGATCTCGGGGAAGATCGAATACCAAGTTGAGCAAAGCACATTGTCGCTATCGAGCCATGATTTTTCAGGGGTTTCACAGGCAAGACACTCACGACGCTTCAACTCTCGGATGACATTGATGTCGTCGGATTTCAAAAGACCTTTACTTTTGGCACTAGCCAATACTTGATGGGCACCGGAGTTTGCCGGGACCGCGCAGATCGTCCATTCCAGTAAAGAATTATTTCTGTAAACCATGCCGCGAGGGCCGAGTCCTAGTTCTTCTCGCTCTTCCTCGTCATCAACCCGAAGAATCTCGCCGGGCATAAAGCCAACAGATCCGGTGCGAAGGAATCGTGCTTTTGCCAACCGGAAGATCACATCTGCTGCTGGATACTGCTCTTTGGTAGCGAACAAGGGCATAAGGCGAAGGGCAGGACCGCTATAGTCCTTATCTCGCCTGTTGCGGATCTCCTTGCCAATGACACTGCCAATTGGAGGAGACTCCCACTGGTGCCCATAAAGGACAACAGGGTTGTTATCGAACTCAGAGAAGTCCCACGACTGCTCCACGATGTCGCCATGACGATCAACTCGCTGGTCGCTAGCCCACCACGGAATGACCCGTTCCTCGTATCCTTCCTCCCAAGGGAGTCCAGAACCCTCGGCAGCAGCGCGAAGTGTCGCCACATCTGGGGTAAACGAGCGGCAAGAAAGCCCCGTTGACTTGGCAATTGATAGTTCCCCTTCGGAACTTTCCTTCACCCAAGTGTCATTTCCTTCTTGTGATTCGATAGAGAGAGATTGCAGGAACTTCTGCACGCCCTCTGGTGAATCAATGATTTCAGCAGAATTAATTTCGATAGTCATTTTCACACCTTAATAACTGGGATCAACACACAACGACAATTTACAACCTGATTCGCAGGTGCCTGTGGGTCTTGTGGATATTCCATCCTTTTTCCCGGTTTGCCTAGAAACTCCATAAAGTTGTAGCCCTTTGGTCGTGGACCAGACCTACCTAGTTTCCTGTGGTCTGGTCGAACCTTTTCATCAAGGGCAGTAGACCATTCACGCTCCTCAACACCTTGTCGATCGAAGATTTTCTCCCGAAGACCATTGAGATATGTACCGGACTCAGTTCTTGCCACCATTAATGTTCTTGACGCGGAGGCCCGAACCCGAAATACATCCGTAAAGCGTCTTCGCATTTGCTGGACTGTTTCCCCTGCGGAAATTGCCGCCTGCGCAGCCAAACGAAGGTCGCGCTGAATGTCGGGTGCTGCTTTACCAAGAACAAACGCTTGGTGGTCAATTGTGAATTTTGTAAGTAGAGCGTCGTCCACCGATAAGACCGCGATTCCACCGAAGTCCTCCTCGATCGTAAACGCAAATCCATCTAACAATGCCTGAGTCCAAATTGGTGCTAGTGAAGCACCCAGTGTCCCGCCCAATTCTTCAATGGACAGAATCAATGCTTCGATCAATTCTTCATCCACTGGGAAGTCATCTGCCCTGAGAATGGCATCGATCTTAGAACCCATGCGGGATTCAACCACCTCGTCGAACTGGCTCATTTGCAAAGACTTGATTTCAGAGATGTACGATCTCCATTTGGGGGCGATCTTGCTTTCAAGTGGCCCTTGAAGTTTGGTAACGTACTTCTTCCAATACGCCTCCCTTTTAACTCTCGTCGCCTTCTCTTTGGTTTTTGACTGGATCTCGTCAAGCAGGAGTCTGGTTCCGATTGACTCCTCTATTTGCTCAACCTCTTCTTCTTCCTCTACCTCACTTGACGTATCGATCATCGGATTTGGTGATTCAGCAATCACATCCATGCGTGCAAGCATTGGATTAGCCATTGCCACTTCAGATAGTTCGTATTCCGGTGGCTCAATGCCAACGAATTTGAACGCCTTTTCTGGCGGCATGTGGATCTGGAAGTCACAGAGTTTCTTGACAACATCAACCTTGTCTGAAAGCCCTGCCCGAAGTGCCTCGACACCAGACAAATCAAATGCACCGACAAGATTGTCTTGCTGCTGGTACATGAGCGTCCCATCAATGACATCCTCAAAGTACCGGATCTCTGGCAGAATGGTCTTGTCCCAGAAATTCGCGTCCTGACCCAACTGCGTTGAGTAGTTGATGTTCTCTGTGATGCCGACAATCGTCTTGGGCACACGCTGCGCTGCAAAGATTTGCTCACGGTTGTACTTCAGGGACTCTTGGTACTCCATGTCATGCGGCGACATGCCTGTCGGGACGTATTCAAGACCACCTGTGAGGATCGCCAACTCATTGGCATTGTTTGCACCCTTGTGCCGCTGGTCCCAGCGTTCAAGGAACTCCATCTCTTCATCTGAACTCCACGGCTCAGTTGCACCCTTGTCTACAAGAATGCCGCCGGGGTCAGCCCCGTTCTCTAGGATGCCCCTGTTATGTGCCTGTGCAAGAAGGTCGAGGTTGATCGCACCTGCCGCTGGAGTAATCGGTGCTACGCCACGGAATAGGTCGTTGGGGTTGAAATACTTGAACTGAATCACTTCATCAGGATTCAGGATCGCATATTCATGCCTATTGACACCGCTTCCGCCAACAGACTTGTCACCCTTGATCGTGTACTTCCACCCTACGAGCCGACCGTTCTGGACGATCGCTTCAAATAGGTCTGGTGACAATGGGTAAATCTCGCCGGGCATGTCGCCCTTGATGCGATTGGGTTGTCTCTTGCCATTCTCATCTAGCAATAGCCAGATACATTCGCCTCGCAACGACATCCACAATTCAGTCGCCATCCAAAGTTGGTGGCCCATCATTGTTGGATTCGGGCGACTAAATACATCAACAAGTTGATGATCTGGGTCTGCAACGAGTTTCTTGAAAGGCATCCCTACATATCTGCTTGGGTTTGCAGACCTAGTTAGGTGCCTTTGTACTGCGCGACGCTTCCTACCGACCCCATAAGAGAACTTCCGCCCAGCAGCCTTTGCAAGTGCGCGGCGATCCTGAATAGAATCGTTTTGCTCTGAGTACACCATGAATGGTGCTTGGCTTAGGTTCACTGCGCGAGCCATTGCTGCTGCGTACACAAACGCATGATTCTCAAATGGCTCTTCAGACCTGAACAGTGGGTCATGCCGAAGGTTGAATAGATGACTTACAAATGACTTGTAGGTTTTCTTGATAGCCTGACTAGCACGCTTCTTCTCTCTGCTCGTTCCCCCCACCAAATCTTGAATTGGCAACTGGAATGGGGAACCGTCCGGTCCAAGAATGGGTGTGTCTGGGTTCATCTCTTCCGCTTTTCAAGTTCAGAAACACGATCACTGAGGTTCTTGAGCGTCCCCTCGATTGACTTCGCGTGTGTCGCAATTTTCCATACGACAACTGTCGTAGTAACCACTCCGCCAACAAAGAGGCCGAGTGGTATTAGGGTGGAGTCGCCAATAATTACATGACCCTGCCCTTGTGTCATACCAAGATATTCGGATAACCCGATGGAGGCTACGCCGGAACCACCTGTGCCGAATCCCCACAGCATGACTGCCTCTGAGAAGGTCTTAAACATTAAATTACTTCTTGTATTGGCTTGAGCAAAAGAGTTTGGCGACCCACGGTCGCAGATACACACCGGCTCCAAAGCCGACAATAACCATCAACGCAGACCACCACACTGTTCCTAAAAACGCATCAAAGGAAGCAAGTATCATTGCTTTTTTCTCCGTATCGACTTCTTCTTCTTTGCGACCTGCACAACAGGTGTAGGTGCGGCAGAAGCAGCCTGTTTTTTTTCCTTCCAAACCTTCTTGATTTGGAAGTAACTCCAACCCAATGATATAAGACCTGTGCCAATAATCATGGGGATGAAAATTAAGTGGGCGTAGCGATTTACAGCGAAATTGATCAGTACCAATAAAACTCCACCGATCACCGCACGCAGGCCCATCCGACCACTGGAAATTATGAGACAGGCCATGCCCGCTAAAATTGATAGCCCGCCGGTCCAACTCAGGATAGAAAGTGAATCGCTTGCTGGATCATTCAAGGACATCCCCGCTCCCGATAAATGGGATGACATCCCACCCGTTAAGCCGCCGGAAGCACAGCCAAGGATGATGAACGGCAGAATGCCCAACGCTGCAATGTTGATGTAACGCATCATGTTACTCCACTGGCGTTGAAGTATATCTACTGTGGAATTTTTGTCCAGCCAAATCAGAACTTGCGGAATTTATCCGTAAACACCAGCCCCGGTCGCCTTCTACGCACCTTTCGCATCTGCCAAGCGATCGCCCATTTCATCACATTATCGTCATGTGAGCCTGAGTCGCCTGCATAGTTGCCACCTGTCTGTCGCCGGAATGTCAAACATTCCCCAATGAAATCTACGTCCCTCACAGTCAT